AAATAGGAAAAACCAAAGGTTATAGTTGGTCCCTGTCTCTTTTTTTCTTATATTAAGTAAATAATCAATAAGTAGTTATGGCTAGAGGAAAGCAAAAAGGTCATCAGAAGACGATGATGACGATCAAGGATAAGGTGTTATCTCCTTATTACATTACACTAGACGAATCCCAGTATACTTTAATGACTGAAGGCTCTACATTACCTGTAGGTTACTTTAGTAACTTAAGTAATGCTTTAAAAAGAGTATCACGTCTATTAACTGTTAATGAATCTAATCAAGATACGTTAAGTATTGGCGAGTATATCACCCGCTATGAAGAAGTATCTCAAAAAGTAAACGATCTAACAAACATATGAAACAATTAACGCCTTTGAATGATAGGATTATAGTTAAGCCTATCGAAGCAGAAGAGCAGATGTACGGTAACATTATCGTTGCCGACATGGGTAAGGAGCGTCCAGAAATGGGTGAAGTTATCGCAATAGGACCCGGACGGATGTCTGAGTTTGGTAAATTTATACCAGTCAACGTATCGGTTGGGGATGTGGTGCTATTGCCTAAAGTAGGAGCTATTAGAGTAGAATTTGAAGGAGAAGAGTACTTAGTTGCTCCTTCTAGAGAGATCCTATGTGTAGTAAAAGAAACGTATAACCCAGCAGACGACCACGAATTAATCTAATATGAGCAACCAAATTAAATTTTCATCAGAAGCACGTGAGCAACTTCTAGCAGGTGTTGAGAAGCTAGCAAACGCAGTAACAGCAACGATGGGTCCTAATGGACGTAACGTTATTATTGAGCAAGCTCAAGGCATGCCAGTCTCGACTAAAGACGGTGTAACGGTAGCTAAAGCTATCGAACTTGAGGATGTTATGGAGAACATCGGAGCACAGTTAGTAAAGCAGGCATCTATTAAGACTGCAGATCAAGCCGGTGACGGTACAACTACATCTACTTTATTAGCAGCAGCTATCCTTAAGAGAGGTATGGCAGCGATCTCTAATAAGGAAGCTAATGCTGTACAGATTAAGAAAGGTATTGAGCAAGCAGCTAAAGAAGTTTTAGAGTATTTAGAGAATCAATCTGTAGAGATTACAGATGAGAATCAGCTACGTCAGGTAGCAACCATATCAGCAAATAACGACGCAGAGGTAGGAGAGCTTATCGCATCATCGATGGATAAGGTAGGGCGAGAAGGTGTTGTGACTATAGAGGAGTCTCGTACAGGAGAGACATACCTCGAGGTTGTAGAAGGTATGCAGTTTAGTAGAGGTTATAAGTCTATATACTTTGTGACAGATAACAATACTATGACTGCTACTTTAAGTAATCCACAGGTTCTTATTGTGGATAAGAAAGTCACCGCCGCAAAAGAGCTTCTTCCAATTCTTGAAGCTTGTTCAGCACAGAACAAACCACTATTGATTATCGCAGACGATATCGATGGCGAAGCTCTCTCTACCCTTGTCGTTAATAAGATGAGAGGAACTCTTCAAGTAGTAGCAGTTAAAGCACCAGAATTTGGCGATCGTAAGAAAGCTATGATGGAAGACATTGCTACCTTAACAGGAGGATCAGTAGTGAGTCCAGAGAAAGGAATGCGCCTAGATAAGTTTGATGTAAGCTGGTTAGGATCTTCTCGTAAAGTAACAGTAGGTAAAGATGAGACTACTATCGTAGATGGCAAAGGAGACACTGAAGCAATCGAACAGAGAGTAGAGGAGATTAAGTCTCTCATCGATAATAGTAATTCACCGTTCGAAAAAGAGACCCTACAGGACCGCTTAGGACGATTGATCGGAGGAGTAGCTATCGTACATGTAGGAGGCTATTCTGAAGTAGAGATGAAAGAGAAGAAGGATAGAGTTGAAGATGCTCTACATGCTACTAAAGCTGCTTTAGAAGAAGGTATACTACCTGGAGGTGGAACAGCTCTTTATCGTGCGGCAATGGCTATCAATAACGGTAAGGATGATACCGATAATGCCAAAGGTCAATCGATCTTATTTAGCAGTATCATGGAACCTCTCCAGACTATCCTAAAGAATGCAGGATATAATGCTCATAGTCTCATTCAGGTAATGAATATGATCGACGATGAGGAAGACTTCTGGATGGGGTATGATTTATCTGAATCTAGTATGACTAACATGCTAGGCGAAGGTATCATTGACCCAGCTAAAGTTACTCGATTAGCATTAGAGAATGCAGTATCAGTAGCAGGAACAGTAATGGTAACAGAAGCTGTCGTTTCCAATATCAAGAAAGAAGAGCAATCAACCGAAATGGACTTTAATCAATTTATGTAATGAGTAGAATATCAGCAAAGCAACGCTACGAAGCTTTTAGCGAATGGTTAACTTGGTTTAACAAAGAAACAGGTAGAACTAAGCAAACAGTAAAGAGAGAAAATAAGACTCAAAATGTAGATAAGAGTCATAAAGTTAATATGGGCGGATTCCGTAAAAGAAATAAATAATGCCAATTTATAGATCAGGTGACTTGGTGAAAGTAAAGCAAGGCTTTCACGCCGGCAAGGAGTTAAAAGTAGTAGAAGTAAAAGGATCTGTCTTAATATTAGAAGATAAAGAAGGATCTGTTACCGAGCTTTACGTCGATCAAGTACAAAAGCAAATGTTGTTTGGTTAGGCCGAGGGGCGGGGGCGGGCGTCTGTCTTCCCTCGCACCGAAGGTGCCACGCGCGAATATCTAGAAAAGTCCCTACCGGGCCTTTGACCCGGGCTATTTATTAGGGTATTACTTGTTGTTTAATTGTTTATTACTTTTGGTGTTATGAGTGAGAAACGTATTGAGGAGTTAGGTCACCTCGCTTTCGATGAAGGATTTTTTGTACAATGGCAGGATACTGCTTCAAGGTACGTAAAGGAAGAGAGGTACAGGAACAAGCTCGATGCATACGAAAGAGCGTATCAAAAGTTTTCCGGAACAGTTGTAGGAAGCAGGTAATTTTCGTATCTTATGGAATGGAACGATAGTGATGTAGGCTTCACATTTTGGGATGAGATGTGGAACATTGAGAGCGATGAACAGAGAAAGCAAAGAAGAGAGGGCATTAGCCCAAAAGATTCGGAGAAAGATGATCTCGCGTGATCACGGTGATAAAAAAAAGTTCGATAAAACTAAGGAGCGTAGTTGGAGATACGAAGGTTAATTCGTATCTTTATTGAAGATAAAAAGAAAGAAAGGTTATGAATGAATTAGAAGGAAATTTAGCAAGTGAGATTCTATCACAAGTTATGTATCACGGATTACAAGTAGAGGTAGTATTAGATGCTATGGCGCTGGTTAAAGAGGATCCTACGATGGATTCAACTCGTGCATTAGTATTAGCTGCTGCAGATTGGGATGTATTACTTTAGGTTTTATGGAGAAGAATAAGTTATACGATGATGCTTACTTTGCTCATGTGGTAAAGGAGTTAGTCAAGCAAGTACCTAACGACAATCAGTTAGGATCAGAGATCAGAAGTTTATACTGGAAGACTAAGGAAGAGTAATGGATTTTAATGAGGATCCGTATTTGGTTTATACATTTTACTATGGTAAGATGGCTCTGTATGGAGAGACTAGTGCGGAGGCTTCATACGATGAGGATGGGGTAGAACTTCCATTCTAGAAGGAGCCTTAGTGATGGAATTGGTAGACATGAGGGACTTAAAATCCCTTGGGCAGTAATGTCCGTGGCGGTTCGAGCCCGCCCTGAGGTACATAAGAGAGGAGTAAAACGTAAAATCCTAAGAGTACAGTCGACGGACTGCTTAGGTAGGGACCCTGAAGCGCGCTACATGGGTGAAGCCTCTCACATATGGACTCGTAGCTCAGCTGGATAGAGCATCTGCCTTCTAAGCAGACGGTCACAGGTTCGAATCCTGTCGGGTTCACAATAGAGCGGGTAAAAAGTTCAGTACACCTCTGCAGGGGTAAAAGTAAGTTACTGTTAATAGGACGACGTATCCTAACGACTGCTCTTATTTAATGGGGAGTTGAGCAATTGGTTGGCTCGACGGACTGTAAATCCGTTCCTAACGGCGTGGGGGTTCGAGTCCCTCCTCCCCAACAAAGTTATATCTTCAGGTACCCGCACAGCGGTGAGTAGGGCTAAGTTAGATACAATTCCTCGGAGCTGGGAGTAGAATGCCTGTCTGATGTAACTTTAATGCCTCTTTAGCTCAGTTGGTAGAGCAGCTGATTTGTAATCAGCAGGTCGTCAGTTCAAGTCTGGCAAGAGGCTCAAATATAATAAGAGTAATGGCGAAAGCAATAGTTACTGGAGGAGCAGGTTTTATTGGGCATCATTTAGTTGACTTATTATTGCAAGAAGGTCATAAGGTAGAGGTGTGGGATGATCTATCAACAGGTAAAATAAGAAGAATCCCATTCACAGAAGTATCTTTTAGAAATATAAACTTAATCACTGACAGACTTCCGGACATAGAAGTCGATTGGGTATTTCATTTAGCTTCACCAGTCTCAGTTCAAGAGTCTATAGAAAATCCTGATAAGTACGAAAAAGGAATATGTGTAGCTACAAGTAGATTAGTGAGTTGGGCATCTAGAAAAAAGGCGAGTAACTTTGTTTTTGCCAGTACTGCTGCTGTCTACGGAGATAGAGAGGATATTCCTTTTGTAGAAGATTCTAAATTAAACCCTATTAGTCCTTACGCACAGTACAAGCTTATAGCAGAACATATGCTAAGTGCATTTAGCGACTTAAACATAAATGTATTTAGATTCTTTAATGTCTTCGGAGAAGATCAACCAAGTACTGGATCATACGCACCCGCTGTAGCTTTATTCTTAAAACAACATTCAGCTAACGAACCTATAACAATCACTGGAGACGGATCACAGACTCGTGATTATGTATACGTTAAGGATATCTGCTCTGCTATGTATAAATCAACACAGGTGGGTAATTCCTCTTACAGTGTTATAAATTTAGGTTTTGGCCAAGAGACTTCTATTACCGATATAGCAAAAGCTATTTCCGGAAACCTTATTTATATTCCTGCAAGAAAGGAACCTCGACGAAGTTGTGCAGATATAACTGCTGCAAAGAAACAGTTAGAATGGTCACCTGTTACATCGATTTTACAATGGGTACAAAAACAAAAATAGAATGAAGACCTTTGTAATATACCTCAGCGGCAACGAATTTTCAGTTGAGATGACATCTGATACTATTGCTTCTTTAGAGAAATTTAATATTGATTACGAATTATTTGATGGAGTAGTAGGTAACGATGGTATTGATGTATTAAAATTATTTAAAGTAAATCCTTCAGCATATGTACCTCAATCAGCCTGGTCTGCTGGTACTATTGGATGCTTAGCTAGTCACTATTTACTTTGGGATAAATGTGCTAAACAAGAAGAACCTTTTCTAATCTTAGAACAGGACGGAGTGCTTATCCGTGATCCGAGAGAGATTCTTTCTGATGTTAAGAAAGTATGTCACTTAGATGCACATCTACCATTTGAAAGCGGGGATAATGAACATTATAAGACGTATAACGCAAATCTAGAGAAGTACGAACCAGGGGTACAGCCTCACCCTAAGAACAGTTTTTACATAGGAGAAGAGATAACAGGGTATACATTTAGAGGGACTTACGGATATTTAATCACTCCAGAAGGAGCTAGAGATGTTCTAGACTTTATATCAAGACATGGAGCATTTCCTTCTGATAAATGTCTATGCATTAGAGCTACAGAGATAGAAAGAGCTAATAGTAGTTATGTAAGATTAAATGAGTTCTTCAGAACACTTAAATTACAGAAAGATTTCTCATTAAGATAAAGAACGCAGTCAGGTGTCTATCAGTTGAATTACTGAGGAGGAGCTTCGGCTCCTCTGACTGACTTAAGATTAGTTATGATAGTATCACATAAGTTTAAATGTATAATTATACAGCCTCGTAAGACAGCAGGAACATCTTTAACTGAATTGTTTAAGATGATCGATCCTGAGGTAGAGGAGACTTACGAAGAATACAACCCTCCAGTACCTCCTTATAATCACCAACCAGCATCTGAATGTAGAAAGATTGTCGGTGAAGAGATTTGGAACTCTTATTATAAATTTGCTTTTGTACGAGAGCCTTTCAACTGGGTACGTTCATATTATATGCATGAACGGAAAGCATGGTGGTCTAATCAACATCCTACTTACAAACTAGTAGGAATGACTCTAAGATGGCAACAACAGATCCCTTTAGAAGGTAATATAATCACTCCAGATAATTTTCTATCACTATATACTCTTATGAAGTGGTGGTACCCTCCTAGAGGAATAGTTGGACAATCCTCGTGGTTTGATGAAGAACTAGATCATATCGGTATATTTGAAAACTTAAGAGATGAGATAAAATTTTTAGGAACTAAATTGGGATTCGATTACGACTTAATGCCTCATTCAAATAAAAGTAAATCAAACACAGTACAACTACACTCCGATACTTATCAGCTTATAAATGTACTATTAAGAGAAGATATAGAGTTCTACGAAAAGTACAGGCTCCTTAGTATTGAACAAAGATAGTACTACCTGTAGTTGGATAGTAGGAAGTAATTTCTTATATTTAGACAAAGTAAAAGGTTATGGAGATATTAGAATACGATAAATACGATCACTGTCCGTTTAAGCCTCTGCATACTGAGGAGTGGTTAGAAAAGTTCTTTAAGAAGAATTATTATAAGATGCCTTACAATAGGTTTATGTGGTGGAAGAGTTATACTCCTAAAAATAAACCTCTACCCACTACCGCTTCTTTTGCTTCGAAGGTTGAGAATGGCGATTATGATTTATCTCCTTATAAGTTTGAAGCTGAATTAGTAGAGCACAGGCTACGTAAGAAGTGGTTTGAGTACAAAGATACTGCTGAGTTCTTAGAAGCAGCTAGAATGGATATCGCTAGACGAAAAAGGTTACTTGAGGATCATGAGAAAGATGAAAATAAGAAGTTAGACTCTTTCTTTAAAGCTGCTAGCAAAGCTTTTAATGTTAGTAAGTCGGAAATAGATAAGCTTATTGATTCTTTTGATGGAGAAACTATTGTGGACTTTTATAACTTTTTACAAAAAAAACTTGAAGATAGTCCGGTATAAATGGTAAACAGTATATATTTATATATAACAAACATTTAAAATTAAAAGACATGTTAAGAAGTTTATGGAACCGAGTAGTAGCAAAGTTAGCTCAAGCTTGGAATTGGTTATTAGGTCGTACAACCATTGATGAAAGAATCATCGAAACAGTCGACAACGCAAAGAGAACTGTTATTGCAGTTAAGGACAGAGTAGAGGACGTAGTAGAAGAAGTACAAGACGTCATGGAAGCTGTAAAAGAAGCCTCAGAAGATGTAATAGAAGAGGTGAATGATGTAGCAGAAGCCCTAAGAGGCGGTCCGGTAATCGAAGGTAAGGTTACCAAAAGTAAACTAAGAGGATTGAAAAAGCAAGAATTGCTTGATCACGCTAGAACCGAATTTAACACTGAGTTAGATTCTAGTTTGAATAAGACTAATCTGATTAATAAAGTTTACGAACTACATCACACAAAGTAATGCAGCAACAAACAAACGTAAGTTTAGATCAAACTTCTCCTGTGACATGTGACTCATGCGGAGGAATGTATTTTGAACAAGCTTTGCATATCAGAAAGGTATCCGGACTTTTAACAGGGACCGGTCAAACATCGTACATGCCAATCCCAGTCTTTAGTTGTAAAGATTGTGGACATATTAACAGCGAGTTTTTACCTAAAGAGATACAGAGCTTAGATGATACCGATCAATAGACCTGAATTCGATCCACGTCTACTTTTTGAGGGACTGCAAGACGGAATCTACTTCGAAGATGAAGTAGAGGAAGACTTGGATGAAGAGTAGCCCAGGACGTAAGTTTAAGTTTACCGGAAGGGGCCCTGTGCCCCTTTCCGTGTCTATTTATATTAAACTTAATTTATCACTATGAACCTCACCTTAAGAGTATTAGGAGATAATCCGAAACTTTCTCCACTAACCCATGACGAGATAGATGACAACTTCTTAGAAGTTAGTGCATCGATTGCTGAAGTATCTGCTAAGTCATTAGTTACTGCTAGCCTGTCTGCTGATGTCCTTAGATTCGAGAAAGGAGACGGCTCTACATTCGATATTGATTTTACAGAGTTTGTAATAGAACCTGAAACAGGATCTCTATATTTGGGTTCAAGCTTTGATGATGTATCACAAATTATAACTTTCATTAAAGGTAACGGTACAACTGACCTAGTCGACCTAAGCTCTTTTGTAACTGAAGCAGAATCTGGCTCACTAGTATACAGTGCTTCTTTTGATGCAAACGCAAACATATTTACATTCCATCGTCATCATGGAGACTATGATATTAACATCAGTAGACTTTCAGGCTTAACTTTATACGAAGTAGAAGCTTCTGGATCATTCTCAGGATCATTCGAAGGCGATGGATCTGGACTAACAGGTGTAGGACTAGATCATACTATTGAAGGTGGACTAGGTGTTAGGTCATTCTTATTTGACGGATCTTCTGATGAGATTGTAACAGTAGATACAGGATCAGCTCATTTCACAGAAGGAGTTAGAAAGAAGATAACAGGTTCACCTACTGGTGGTCCTGGAGGAATTGAAGTACACTACGATCCAATCCCTGGCGAGATTACCGCTAATATAGTAACTCCTAATATTATAGTAGGTAATACAAATCTAGATTTAGGCAACACTTACCCAGCTTTAGATGGAGTTCAATTAACCAACGTAGAAGCTACTGGCTCATTCACAGGGTCATTCGAAGGAGATTTCATCTTATCAAAAGCAGTAAGTAGCGGCAAAGGAATTGATCCTTTCAGCTTTAACGGACTATCAGATCAAGTTGTAGGAGTTGCTACAGCATCGGCTCATTTTACAGAAGGAGCCAGAAGGACCATAACAGGTCTATCAACTACAGGACCTGCTGGTATTGATGTAAATTACGATAGCGGTACTGGTGAGATACTTTCAACATTAGTTAACTCATCAATTACAATAGGTACTTCAGGATTAGATTTAGGAGGTAGCTACAGTACAATCGACGGAGTTCAACTAACAGATGTTGAAGCAACAGGATCATTCACAGGATCATTTGCAGGTGACTTTATCTTATCAAAAGCAGTAAGCGCTGGAAAAGGTATTGAGTCATTTAACTTTGATGGTTTAGCAGATCAAGACGTAAACATCGATACAGGATCAGCTCATTTTACAGAAGGAGTAAGAAAGAAGATAGGCGCAGCAGACACTACAGGACCTTCTGGTATCGACATGTCTTATGACGCTGCTACAGGATTAGTAAGCGGTTCATTAATTAACTCATCGATCACAATCGGTACCTCAGGATTAGATTTAGGAAGTACAAATAGTAGATTAGATGGAGTTCAACTAACAGATGTTGAGGCAACTGGTTCATTCACAGGGTCGTTTGCAGGAGACTTTATTTTATCTAAAACATTAAGTTCCGGAGACGGGATTAAGTCTTTTAGCTTTGACGGTTTAGCAGATCAAGATGTAAGTGTAGATACAGGTTCATTACATTTTACAGGTGGTGTTAAGAAAAAATTAAATACCGAAGCAGTAGTAAGTAGCTCTGCTCAAGTAGTAGCTCATCTACCTGCCGGTACAGTGTCCGGATCATCTCAGATCACAATTACTGAATCTCAGATCTCAGATTTAGTTCACTACACAGATACTGATGTTAAGAATAAGATGAACCTTGACAACGTTGTATCGGGTTCTTTAACTAGTTTACTTCCATCAGGAGTAGTATCAGGATCACAACAAGTAGTAGATCACCTGCCAGCAGGTACAGTATCAAGCTCACAACAAATCACAATTACTGAATCTCAGATCTCAGATTTAGTACATTATACAGATGCTGATGTAAAAGCTAAGATGAACCTTGACGGAGTACTTTCAGGTTCATTAACAAGCATTTTACCTTCAGGAGTTGTATCGGGCTCACAGCAAGTAGTTGATCATTTACCTTCAGGTACAGTATCTGGATCACAACAAATTACAATTACTGAATCTCAGATTTCTGACCTTACTCACTATACAGATGCTGATGTAAAAGCTAAGATGAATCTTGATAATGTAATCTCAGGTTCAGTATCAGGTCAGGTTGATCATGACGCTACTTCTAACTTTGTAGCGAATGAACACATCGACCACTCTTCAGTAAGCATCACAGCAGGTGATGGATTAGATGGCGGAGGTGATATAACAGCTACTAGAACATTATCCGTTAATACAGGTTCATTACATTTTACTGACGGAGTTAAGGAGAAGTTAGATGCTGAAGGAGTAGTTAGCGGATCAATTAACCAATACACAGACTCTGATACATTAACATACATTAACTCAATTAATGTAATCAGTGGATCTATTGGAGTATCTTCTACATCACAAGGAACCTTCTCTCATTCAGCTATGGGCACGACTACAGCTGTAGATTTAGGATTAGAAACTACAGATGATGTTAAGTTTGCTAGCACATACTCAGGAACAGGAACTAAAGATAGTTCAGCTATTCTACAAGCTGATTCAACTACTCAAGGATTACTACCTCCAAGAATGACTGAAACACAGAGAATAAACATATCTAGTCCTGCAACAGGTTTAGTAGTTTATCAAACAGACGGTAGTATTACGATCACTACCCCATTTGGAAATCAGGTAATTGATAACAGAGGGCTTTGGTATTACGACGGTACAGATTGGATTGGACCATTATCTATATAATATAAAAAATAAATCTAGATGGCATTAGGAATTTACAATAACACAGCCAATAACCAATGGTTAGTCTACCACAGTAATGGTAGTACATATCCTATAAAATTCTTAATAACAACCACCTCTGGTATATTCAGTGACGGGAGTTATATAAGTGCAGATTTTGGTCTCGCTTCTGGAGCACAAATAAAGTTGTATAATCCAACTATTGCTAGTGGATCTTTTGAAGCAAAGAGTACGGTAACACTCTCAGCTTTGGATACTTCAGCAGCTGACAATGTTGTGACTATAGACGGAAATGGAGCTTTACATTACATTGCAAAGAGCGATCTAGTAGGAGCAGTAACAGTAACTGATTCTTCAGCTAATAATGTACACTACTTAACATTTGTATCTCAATCATCAGGTAATGCTGATGTATTAGTTGATAGCTCAGACTTAACTTATAACCCATCTACTAACCTGTTAACAGCTGGCAACTTATATCTCTCAGGAGACTTAACAGTTACAGGTACTAAGACAGAATTGCAAGTTAGCGAGTTAAGAGTAGAGGATAAACTTATAACAGTAGCCTCAGGTTCAGCAACAGCAGCAGCAGCTGACGGAGCAGGTATCGAAGTAGCTGGAGCAAATAAATCTCTGAAATGGAATAACGGTAACAGTAGATTTGTTATTGACACTGGATTAAGAGTTGATGATAAACTAAGTGTAGGAAGTGTTTCGACAGATGCTACTAACACGAACTTCTTAGTCTTGGATGCTGCCACAGGAGAAGTAAGACAACGCACTGGAGGAGCTCAAGGTATACAAGGAATCCAGGGCACACAAGGAGTACAAGGTATACAGGGTACACAAGGTATCCAAGGTATCCAAGGTATTCAAGGACTACAAGGAGTGCAGGGTATCCAAGGTACCCAAGGCGTTCAAGGTATACAAGGTATCGGATTAGATGGCGCTCAAGGTACTCAAGGTATACAAGGAGAGAGCTTACAAGGAGTCCAAGGAGTCCAAGGAGTGCAGGGTGTACAGGGAACCTCTGGTGAAGGTATACAAGGTGCACAAGGTCCTTCAGGAGGAGCATCAGCACAAGGTACTCAAGGTACTCAAGGTATACAAGGAGTACAAGGAATCCAGGGCACACAAGGAGTACAAGGAATCCAGGGCACACAGGGCATCCAAGGTGTACAAGGTCTACAAGGCCTCCAAGGAGTGCAGGGTATACAAGGCCTCCAAGGAGTACAAGGAGTCCAGGGTATACAAGGCTTACAAGGCCTCCAAGGAGTTCAAGGCACACAGGGTATACAAGGCATTCAAGGTATCCAGGGTCTTCAAGGTATCCAAGGACTTCAAGGTATCCAAGGAGTACAAGGTCTGCAAGGAACAACAGGTATTCAGGGAACTCAAGGAGTGCAGGGAGTACAAGGTAGACAAGGTACACAGGGAACTCAAGGTATACAGGGTGTACAGAGCGTCCAGGGTATACAAGGTTTAACTGGAGCCGGTATTCAAGGTCTCCAGGGTATTGCCGGCTCTACCGGTACAGCAACACCAGGAGGATCTAACGGACAGATTCAGTACAACGATGCAGGTGTTATGGGTGGAGCTTCTGGATTTACTTGGGATGATGTAAATAGTAGACTTGGATTAGGACAAGCATCACCTTCTAGGAAATTCCATATTAGCGGCGAAGGAGTACCTATCAGAATGGACTCTACAGAAAACAATGCTATCAGACTCCAGATGATGGGATCTAACGGAAGTGGAGCTGGTATACTATTTGGTACTAAAGGAACTAATGACTTTGCATTAGAGCAGACAGAAGCTACTACTTCTACCATCAATACAAACCTCTACGTATCTCAATCTGGAGAAATGTACTTACCTCGACTAGGTGGAGGAACAACCTCTTACGCAGTTTACTTCGACGACTCAACAGGTGAGTTAAGTTACGGAGCAGCAGCAACAGGAGGAGGCTCAACCTCACCAGGTGGTTCGGATGGACAAATCCAATTCAACAATAACGGGTCATTCGGAGGAGATAGCGGCTTGACCTACGACAATACAAACGACACTCTAACAATAGCGAGTACAGCTATTAATCCATCGTTAAGATTCTCTACAGCTTTTCCACCCGTAGCACCTCAACCAGGATTCTTATTTGCTGAATTACAAGCACACTCTCGAACTTATTCAAAAGAGGTAGGTAGTGTGCAGTTTCAATTGGACACTACTGCAGGTACTTATTCTGCTACAAACCTGCCATCAAGATTTGTTGTACAGACAGTACCAGACGGAACAGCATCTCCCACTACTAAGTTACAGGTACTAGCAAGCGGAAAAGTTAAACTAAATGAGTACGGAGGAGGAAGCTTTACAGGTATAGCAGCTAAATGGTTAGCAGTAGATGCTTCAGGTAACGTTATTGAACAAAATGCTCCAACAGGCGGAGGTTCTACAGATTACGTATCAAATGTAACTTTAACCGGAACCAGTCTCGCCTTTACAGGAGTAGGAAGTGCATTTAACTCAAGCGTTAACATATCATCCGCGGTAGGAGGCGATGCATCAAGAAGAGGGTTTATCAATTCTCCTGACGATACATTCTATACTGTAGATAGCAACAGTACAGAGGTCGTCATCGGAAACAGTTCTCCAGCAGGTTTAAGTACAATTGACGAGATTAACGGTAGAACAATCTTAGTTGATCAAGATAATACATATAACGGAACTCTTCGCTTTGGATTTGCATCATGGACCCAAACCTACAGCTCCGGCGGACCAACTGCAAAACAGACATTTGAGTGTACCGGGCATAATGTAGGTCAAGATGATTTCAACATAGGCGTATTCCTTCCACAAGGTACTTGGGACCTATATATGACAGGTCATAACGAAGGAGGGGGTGACACAGTATCTCAATATCAATCAAATATAAGTATAGGTGCTAGTGGTGCGACTAGGTACTATCCTCGAAGAATTAGACAAGGAGCGATGTTTAAAGTATATTATAACTACTTCCATAAGAAGGTAGTGATTTGGTGTTCCAACTGGGATGGATGGCTTACAAACGGTGCTAAGACTGGAACAATGACAACTACTACTGCAGATCCAAACTAAAATAAACTATTATGACAGTTCAAAATAAGTATTACTTACTAGAAAAAGGTTACGCATTAGACAGTAACCTGCAAAAGACCAGCCAAGACGATGAAGTACTCTTCTATAGCTCTGAAGCAGAGGTAGATGCAGCACTAGCCGTTAACGGTACTCCCGGCACCGTATATACAGTCCGGTACCACAAAGAAGTTGTAGAAGAGTAAGTTAAGTAGTAGTTTAAATTATTCCGGAAGGGGCCTTGTAGTCCCTTTCCGTGTCTATTTATAATAAGTAAAAAGAGTTTTATTTAATATGTTTTCTATGTTCAAACTAAAACGATTATTAGATGAAACGTCTATTACTAACATTAATAGCGGTTATGGGCCTATCCGCTACATATGCTCAAAACGGGGCCACTGAGGTATTAACACCTCCTTCAAGTAACTCGGCTTACATTCTAGTCGATACTTTATTTACATTAGAAGAGTCTACAGTAGGGTACACAGAAGTATACCTTCACTTCTCTAATCCAACTGCTGATGCTGTTAAAGCTGTACAGTTCCAGATCAATTACGATGCCACTGCATTTGGTAGTGCTCAGATCTTTTGGGGACCAACAGCAATAAGTGTAACGGATAAGTATGGTAGCTACTTCGACAACAATGGAGTATTGAATGTTATTGCCTCTTACACGGGTAACTCTACAACGTTTGATTGGTCGAATGGAGCGATGTTTAAGTTAAAACTAAACAACGCAACAACGTATAATGCAGAGAGTGACTCACTCTTCTTCGATCCAACAACAACTTACCAATCAGTTTACACAACGGGTAATGGTATTGATAACGCATTAGGATTAGAGAACTACGGAGGGAACTTCCAACAACCAATCATTAACTATCCAATCCACGTTTATAATGTAGACAGCTCAGATGCATTAGGGGTATGGTATTCAGCTTATGCTCGTCATAAAGATAGTACAACAGCAGCATGGACGTTAATTGAAGCTGATAGTACAGACTCAGATGGTTTAGCAATTGTAACTACTTCATTAGATACTTCTAAGTATCATTTAAGATTAGTAGGACAGACTGATACGATGACTGATGGAGGAGCCTTATCCATCACTGATGCTTACAAACTAGCTAATCAAGCTTCACAGCAAGATACTTTAAATGGTATTGAATGGTTGCAAGGAGATATCAACGAGAGTGAAGACATCACAATCTCAGATGCCTTTGCAATGTTTAACAGATTAGCTTTATCTCAAACAACGTGGAATAACTTATTCAACGGAGTATACAATACTACATTACTGACACCGGATGCTTATGCTCTTGCAGTTCAATCACAATCTACTCCGCTATGGTCACTAGCACCGAGACAGTATTCAATTGATACAATTCAGAATGGTAATGATTCAGCAATTGCTTTCTTATATGTTGTAGGTGATGTAACGAATACGGGATACAATAACCCAGCTGTTATTGTTGCTAAGATGGCTGACTCAACTATAGGTACAGATTACATCTTAGACCCAACAGTTTACATGACTCCTAACCCAGACACGGTAGAGTTTAGAATTCCTAAGTTAACGATGACTGCAGACTTCACAATGCAGGTTCCGGTAACGATGTATACTTACGGCAATAAGATTGGAGCCATTCAGATGGGTATTGAGTTTGATACTACCATCTTTGAGTTCACGGGTATTGAGACGGGTGAAGCTGTTAGCAAGTGGAACTCTTTATTAACCATCAATGATGGAGAAGTCTTTTGGGCAGGGCATGAGGATGCATTGAATCCTTCTTTAGTTGATAATATGACTCAACAATTTGTATTCAACTTTGATGTTAAGGTTGTAAGTGGATGGCAAACATCACCATTAAAGATTGTACATAAGGCAGCTGGTAGCGAGCATGCTGAAGATTTGAATATTAAGCCTTCACCTAATGATGGTTCGGTAGTAAATAGAATCTCTATTGATCCGGAATTGTTAGCATTGATGGAAGGATTTAAAGTTTATCCAAACCCAACCTCAGACTTAATAGGCAATTGGATTGTATTTGAGTACCACACAGAATTAGAGAGTGGAACGATAAGTGCTAACATAATGGATAACTTCGGTAGAGAGGTTATGAGATGGGAAGATAAGATCTACCAAAAAGGATTTCAACTTCAAGGCTTCACAATGGAGAGTTTACCAAATGGTATCTACTACGTGAATCTAGTTACAGCAGATAGAAACAAAACATATAAGGTAATTAAAAAGTAATATGAGCGAACAAGTTAGTGGACAAGTAGGTAACGATAATGTAGGAGCATCAGCAGAGGCTCATATCGGAACTGAAGTTACAGACTCATCAGTAAGCGCTGGTGTAGGAGCAAGTGCAGAAGCACATGCAAGTGTAGAGAACGAAGAGCAGATAGGCGATGTAACTATCTCACAAGAGGCACACGCTGATGCAGAAGTACATGCCGAAGCTGAAGCATCAGCTGGATGGGATGGTAGAAACGCAACAGTAGATGCACATGCAGAAGTAGGAGCATCAGCTGAAGTTGGAGCATCTAACTCAGTAGAGTATGGCGGTGTAACTAATACAACTGAGGTACACGCTGGAGCGGAAGCAAAAGCTTATGTTGGAGCCAGCGGTCAAGTAGGTAAAGATGGAGCTGAAGGTCACGCAGGAGCGATGGCTGGAGCATCAGTAGGTGTGGGAGCATCCAATGGAACCTATGATGAGAATGGTAATGGTGCTGAAGCTGGAGCAGGAGTATCTGTAGGAGCACAAGTAGGTGCTGAAGTAGGCGGAGGAGCTACAATGGATGATGGTGTTGCAACAGTAGGTATAGATGGTAAACTTGCATTAGGTGTTGGAGTGGATGTGGATACATCAGTAAGTGTAGACACTAAACCAGCCCAAAAGGCAGTGACTAACAGTGCAAATAGCGTAGCCAATACAGTTTCCAACGATACTCACAAAGCAGCTAGTGCAGTAAGTAATGCAGGAAGTTCTGTATCAAAAGGAGCTAGTAAAACTAAAAAGAAGTTAAAAAAGAAATTTAAACTATAATAAGATGAAAGAAGAGATCAAAGAGGGAATGAGTTCCTTGAAGAAAGGTATTATAGGACTTGCTGGAACATTGGTTGCAGCTGGGGGTACTTATATCTCGACTCAATTTAATACTCTATTAGGTATTGAAGAGGAGAGTGAAGCTCCAACTGAGGTTATTGAAATTATCGAAACTACTCAGAGTAACCAACAAAACGTTAATGTAGCTGGTCCAGAGATCATCATTAACATTCCTCAACAACAAGCACCTGCTCCTACTAAAACTATTATTAGAGAGACTGTTAAGGAGGTTCCAGCCGCACCGGTTGAAGTTGTAAAAGAGAAGCCAGAGACTCCATTAGAGAGAATGCAAAGGTTAAGAAAGGAAGCAGCAGAAAGAAATAAGTAATATGAGAAAGCTTCATAAATATGTTGATTGGATTGCAGCAATAGCTGTAGTAGGATTGATAACACTTATGGCTTTCACTTTAGTATAAGATTATGAGACATACATTAAGAAAGATATGGCACGGGGTACAAGTCTTTGCCGTTATAGCACACGTAGCACTTATACCTACAATAGCATATGGTATAATGTTATTATTCAATAGCTGTGCATCATCAATTAGTACTACTCAGTATCAAGCTGAGTTCGAAACCTCAGAAGGATTAAACACTCTACCAATCTACACCGGAGAGAGACAGATCGTTCAATTATCAAAGCTGAATGTTAATAAAGAGCTTTGGGATATGTTCCCAGAGTTGAGAGACAAGAGAGTAGGTTTAGGAGTATCAAATAGAATCATTGAGAACTTCGAGATGACGGGAAGGTTTGCTTATGCTGAAGAGAAAGAAGCTATTCAGAATCAGATGTTAGATGCATGGGAGACTGAACTTACCGGTATGGGTGATGGTCAGACTAAGCTTAAGATGGAAGGTATTGCTTTACCAAAGTATATTGTGTATGCAGAGATATACGACTTCAGTGTCTCATATGGAGAGAATTACAAGAGGGGTAAAGTAGAGATGACTAATACAACTATCATGGGGGTACAGATTCGCATGGTTAATGTTGATAACTCACAATACATCGTAGCTTCCGGACAAGGGACGGCAACACAGATTGGTGAGGGTATGTTTAGAAACCCAACCATGGGCTTTGATCAATCAACAGTTGGTATTGCAACCCAACGAGCTCTAGAAACCGCTACCGTTAATTTGGTTAAGCGTATGGAGCAGTATGGATGGTAAGAGGAAGATATTAATATTTCTCTTTCTCCTATTAGCTAACTTAGCTTTTGGGCAATCCATTTCGTATACTTATACAGATCCGTGTACGGGTATACCTAATACAGTAACAGTCAGTTCCCAAGCGGGGACTGTTGTTATGTTTTATGCTGGCAACTATCAATCCTTCACCATGGCTCAATTACAAGCAGGTGGGTATGAGGCGTGGGTAGCGTCGGTTAATGCAGCAGCACCACCGGGAAGTAATCCATGTGCAGGGAATGCTGGAGCGGTATCGGGTACAACATCAGCCTCAGTAGGTACGAATGTAACCAATACAGTAACAAATGTAACGGGTGCATTGAGTGTATTAGGTGGGACTACTACAACCTCATCAGGGGGTATGGATGTGAGTGGGAGTACCGGAGGAAGCTCAAGCAGTAGTTCAAGCAGTAGTAATTCAAATGATAGTGGGAATGACCAAGGGAATGGTGACTCTTCTGGCGATGATGGTGGCTCTGGTGGTGATGATACTTCCGGGGACTCTGGTACTAATGATGGCGATTCAGGAGGAGGTGACTCAGGTTCTGGTTCTTCTAGTTCTTCTTCTGGCTCCGGTGACACTGGGGGTGGTAGTTCGGGTGGTGGCTCTTCAGGAGGATCTGGAGGAGGCTCATCAGGAGGTAGCGGCTCTGGAGGAGGCACTTCGGAAGGAGGCCAAAGCACATCGGGTACTCAGACAGATGGAGGAGGAGACGACTCAAACGGAGGAGCGATAGGAGATCAGAGTATTGAATCATCCTCAGGTGGACAATCAGATACTGAATCAGATAGTGACTCAGGAGGTTCTGGAGGAGGTAAAAAGAAGAAGAATGGTCCGAGAGCTAGAAAGGGATCGTTAATAGCCTCAGGTGATATGGTTGTAGTTAGGAATGGTTCCGACTATAAGCAAGGAGGTAATGATAACCTCAAGCTCAATGCAGGTATGACTTATGCTAATACAAAACAAACATTAGCAGCAGGAGCACTCTTAAACTACACCACAGGACAGAATGAGTTTGCAATAACGGGATACGGATCATGGAAAGTTGAGGAGTCTATGCTCGTAGGATCAAACTCCTTCCTTTATAACGCAAAGCAGCAGACTTGGTTCAATACTGGGAATGTGATGTATGCTTTCAAACAAACAAGGTATACTACGATCTTGCTTGGTACAAACTTCTCTTTAGGTAAATTAGGAGAAGAGAACTTTAGTAACTGGTCAGCCCAAGCTGGAGTATTCACCACCTTCAACGGATACAAAGGAGTGGCAATAAACTTGATGAGTATAGGTATGTACTCACCTTATACGTTTTTTTATGAGGGTCAATGGTTCAAAGGTGGATTTTTATTAGTACCTTTAACTAGCTTTGACTTTAGTGTAACGAGTACATTTAAACTTAATATCTCTACCAGCACAGTATTGTTACAGGGTCAAGGTATATTGAACTTCCAGCTTATGACTGGAACTAAGATGTTGTTATGATAAAGTATTTGATTTACATATTACTATTCCCAGTAGGAGTCTTTGCACAGAGTGTTTCTTTTGCTACAGTTGGACTACAGGACCTAAGTGGTATTGATGTGACTGTGGTACATTCTCAGCCCGGAGGACCTACCGGAACTATATCTCAGTTAACAACCGGTATACCAGCTGATAGAGGTCAAGGCACCACAACAGTCTTCAGTACATTAAATTCAGATCAAGGCTCAGTTGTGATTAACTTTCCTTCTGGGTACGGACCTATGATAAGTGGAGTAACTTATACAACGGGTAAGCTTCATGCCAATGCTTGGATGGCATTCCCAACTACAAATTATAATAGCTATGCTAGTTCAGCAGCAGCACCTAATGTACCAACCTTACACTTTACATCAGTTAACAATGGATCTACAGACAATAATATGTCTCATGTATCAACTGAAACATACAACGATGCTTCATTAGGGGACGTATTTAGAATTAGATATGAAGGGAGTTATAAATACAACGTTCAAGGGATCAACACAAAGATTGATATTTACTTTCCAAAGAATAATAACAAAGAGGTATTAGTAGTGTTGAGACAGTTCTTAGCAGATGGTTCCGGTATAGAGCAGATAGGTTTATCAAACGGATCTATATGGATAGCTCAAAATCAAATAGGTAATGGAAGTTATACAAACGGTCAAGCTTGGTTGATTGAAAATAGTTTATTAGCCGGAGTACAAGATACATTAGTGACACAGACTACCGGACCTTCTGGCATCTTATCCTTCTCCAATCCAAACAACTACAGCTATGAGGTTATAGTTGATGCATCGAACTTTGAGAGTTATATCACTGAAGATGATATGAACTTCTTAATGTATAAGAGAATGTTTCCATCTAGTTTAGCTTCATGGGATTTTCATATTGTGGACTTTGATGGTGATGAGGTTGTAGGTTATCAAGATGTGAAAGAGATATGGTGGCACTACGATAGTGGTAATCCGGTATCCGAGAATGCTATCTACAACCAGAGTGAGAAGGATGATATAGAAGTAAATGCTAAATCCTTTAGTTATCACAAGAAGTATCCTCGAAGTGATGTAAGGAAGTTTAGTAATATAGATAGATTTTATATAGTTACGTTAGGAAAGTTTAGACAATTAACCCCAAATAAAAAGATAACACAATGATCAATTGCTACGCAGTAACATTAATTTTAGCTCTATTCTCAGTTCCGGGAGTGAATCCTGATAGAGTACAACTAGGTGCAAGACCTATTGTAGAACAAGTACTACAAGATAAAGGCTATCCACTATGTGATGATGGAAGTGGAGTAGAGGTAAGAGTCCTAGAGGTAAGGTCTCCAACAAAAGGAATTCAGATAGGACCTTTCAAGATTAAACAAAAGAAGACAACAGTAGTGACTGAGATTACAGTCAATGGAGAGAAGTTTGTAGGAGAAGGATCAATAAAGACCTCAGCACGTTCTACTATCACTCAGTTAAAGGATGAGACTATTCCTTTGAACGAGACAGCTTTTTCAAATGCATTGAAATTATCTATCGTTGATGCTCTAGACTAAGCTATTTATATCAAAGGAGTTTCACTAAAACTAGTTGTGCCATGTTAAAATTTATAAAAAGAAAATTTATGGCGTTCTCAGACATTTTTAAAGACGACAATAAGTTCAACGAAAAGAACATTGTAGGCTTTGCTTCATTCGCAGTGATGAGTATTTTTGCAGCAGCAGATATCATAACAGGTATCTTAGGACAAGACTTACCAATCAGTGATACAATTTTTAACTCTTTTGTGATCATCACATTAGGTTCATTTGGTATCGATGGTGCAGTTAAGACCTTCGCAAAGAAAGAAGATAAAGACGAAGAAATAGGTTAAGATGAGATTAAAGCAAGGAGATAAGGGAGAACTCGTATCACAGTTACAGAGAGCTATTGGATTAGATGCTGTAGGTGTATACGGACCAAAGACAGTAGCTGGAGTACAAGTATTCCAATTTTTAAAAGGACTACCCAATACGGGTATTGCTGACGAGGCAACTTTAAAAGCAGCAGGCATCTTAGGTGGAGCAGTGAAAGAAGAAAGCAAATCAACTCTAACTGAACTACCTGAGAAACTTTCAGCTAACTTCTCAATGAAAGAGTTTGTAGCATCAAGCACAGCTAAGAGAAAAGGTATTGACAACAATCCAAACCTAGAGCATGCAGAGGCAGCTCTTGCATTGTTCGAAAACATTGTACAGCCAGTTAGAGATCACTTTGGCACTTCTATTTTCATCTCATCAGGATACAGATCATATGCTTTGAATAAGGCAATTGGCGGTTCTCAAACATCTCAGCACAGTAAAGGTGAGGCAGTTGACATTGACATGGATGATAGAAAAGGTCCAGAGAATGAAGATGTGTTCCACTACATAAGAGAGAACTTACCCTTTGATCAAATGATTTGGGAGTTCGGAGATAGTAAAAGACCTGACTGGGTTCACGTTTCATATAAAAAGAACGGACCACAAAGAGGTCAGATTCTAACTGCAAAGAGAAACTCAGCAGGAAAGACTTATTACGAAAACTGGAAAGCATAGGATAAGATATGAGTTATACTAGAGAACAAATCGAAGCAGCAGTTAAAGCAAAAGGGTACAAATGGTTTACCTCAGACAACTACGATGTAAATATTGTAGGAGTTAGAAACGCTGACACTAACGGAGCAGTAACAAATAAGTTTGACGACCACGTTACTATCTCTTATAAAGATGAAGAAGGTAAATGGCACTTCCACTGCTTTGATGCAACTACCGATCCAGGTTCACATTGGACTGAGAAGCAACTCTTAAATAAAAATGGAGTAGCAATATTAAAAGAAGGTCAGTACAGAGGTTCTCACATGATCGGCTTACACCAAGGTAAGTACGAAGCACTCAGACAAAAGAAACCTTTAAAGGTATATAGAGACGGAGACAAAGACGGTACTTACGATTTCATTGAAGAGAACGTACACGAAGGTATCTACGGTATTAATATTCACAGAGCAACAGCCAGACCCGGAGGTAAATCAGTACAGGTAGACAAATGGTCGGCAGGTTGTCAAGTTATTGCTGCAAGCGACAATTTTAAGTTATTCATGGAGGTTGTAAATAAAGCTGCCAAAGTATGGGGCAACTCGTTTACGTACACATTGATTAATTCAAATGACGTTGCGTAATGAAATCTAATACACTTTTCTTAACAGCAGCAGTATCAACTACTATGTCTTTTATTTGCTCTTACTTTATGGAGCTCTACATGGGAAATGCAGAGCAATACTTAGCTTTAATTGCTATAGTATTCATTGATGGTTTCTTTGGCATCGCCGCAGGTATCAAAAGAGAAGGATTCCAGACTAGAAAAGCTGTTAGAGTGTTACAGAGGATAGTTACCTGGGTAGTTTTACTAACAGTTATCCTAATGGTTGAGAGAGGTTTTGCAGGAACAAGTTGGCTGTCTGAAACAATTATCGTACCTTTCATAGTATTGCAATTAATAAGCGCCCTTAAGAATGCATCTATGGCAGGTTTTATCAAAGCAGAAGAACTCAATCAACTCCTCGACCGAATAGATAATCACAAGGGCAAAAGAAAATAAATGCCTTATGTGGAAGAAGATTCAAGAGAGGATTCTCCCTTTCATCATAGCCCTATCGGCTCTATCGGTATCAGCCTCAGCTGCTTTTTATTCCGTTAGCGGCCTCTCTAAGCTATTTGCCGGAGCTTCATTAGAAGTAATTATCATGGCTAGTTCATTAGAGGTAGCTAAGTTAGTTATTGCTTCTCTACTTTATCAATATAGAAAGACTATCCCTACAGCACTTAAGTACTACTTAACAACTGCAGCAGTAGTATTGGTGTTAATTACCTCGATGGGTATTTATGGATTCTTATCAGCAGCTTATCAAGAGACAGCTACTAAAGCCGGGAACATAACAGCACAGGTAGAGTTATTAGAAACTAAGAGAGATAACTTTGAAGAACAGTTAACAGGTTATAGTCAAGAGAAAGAATCCCTCAATCAATCAATCTCAGATCTTAGAGCTGGCTTAGCCGGTAATAAGATTCAATACAAAGATAGAGAGACAGGTCAGATTATAACTACTACTTCGTCGTCTAATAGGAAAGCATTTGAGAGACAGTTAGATCAAGCTTTAGAAAGACAAGACGTACTTAACGAAAAGATCGACGGGCTACGTCAATCTATCTTTGATTTAGAAACAGAGATAGTAGAAGTAGAAACAGGATCAGATTTAGCCGGCGAACTAGGACCTCTAAAATATCTATCAGGACTTACAGGAGTATCTATGGATAAGATCATTAACGTACTACTCTTAGTTATTATATTTGTATTCGATCCTTTAGCAATCGCTTTAGTTATTGCTGCTAACTATGCTTTTGAAAGACTTAAACCGCAAACTAGAGAGAATATTTACGGAGAGAAAGAAGTAGTTGCAGATGATGACATGTGGACTGAAGAAGAGATGGAAGACTTTAATGAGCAGTTTAATGCCGATCACCTACTCCAAGACGATGACGATTGGGTGGTAGTTGACGAAGAAAAGTTTGACGAATTCGATGTCAATCAAGATGGAGTTGTAGACGACAGGGAAGAACTATTCAAAGAAAAGGTACAGGAAATTCGCAATAAAAATTACTCTGCCTGGAGAAGCAATAAATTAATAGTAGAATTAAAGCAAAAGTTGTTTAGTCGAGAATAAGTTCGTATATTGTAGTTATATAAAAATTTAAAGTATATGGTGAATATCTTTCATACAGTCGTCGCACTGTTTGCATTTTTCTTTTTAGTAACTCCTACAGTTTTAGGAGCCTATATTATCTTTAAGTTACCAACTAAGAGCAGAGAGCCTAGAGTATCTCCTGAGCATATTGCTCAATTAGAACAAAACGATAATATTATTGTAGAGGATATTAATAATGCCCTTACTGAGATTGTTACTCGCTTAGAAGCTATCGAAGAGAGACTAGACAGAGAAGATCAGACTGTAAAAGGTTTTGCAAAGAAGGGTAAGCAACAACTAAACGATTAAGAGTTATGTCAGAAGATCCAACACACTATGGTAGAACGGCTACCGAAATACTTAAGGAAGAGTATCCTACTATATACAATGGCTATATGGCTGTCGTGGAAGAGCAGCTGGAGCTATTTAGTAAGAAACATCTTGACTATGGTATGCATAATATCACTGCTGGTACTAGCCTTAGTAATGAAGAGGAAAGGTCTTTTGCTCTCACAGGACTTTGGTATCGAATGAGCGATAAGATCAATCG